GCCATCTCAGTAATACGGGAATACATTGAGATTTTCTACAATCGTCAGCGTCGTCACTCTCGTCTGGGGAATATCTCCCCGGCAGCCTTCAGGGAAAAATATCATCAGATGGCTGCTTAAAAAAAGAACAAATGGTAGTGTCCGCTATTGCCAGTACACCTCATGTCGTCGGTAATGTGTGATGGTCTGTTAGTGGGTAATGCCGAAATTATTCCGTTCAGTCCGCGCAGGTATCTTTATCACGCCTATCTGGCATATATGAGGGCACACGGATTCGGTAAACCTGTAACACTGACGCGCTTCGGTAAAGATATGCCGGGGGCAATGGCGGAATATGGCAGGGAGTATATGAAACGGAAAACGAAGCACGGTTTGCGTTCAAATGTGACCCTGACAGAGGATTCAGAAGACTGGATGCCATCATGTGCAATAGGTCACAAATGACGATGGAAAAAATTAAACTTATGGAATAACTGTTCACCACTGTTCACCCTGCAATAAATGTCTTTTATATCAGTATATTATAGGGTGAACAGTTATTTATGAACTGTTCACCAAACTATTCACTGTTCACCTTTTTGATTCTTTATTGAGCTTTAAGGGTGAACAGTGGTGAACAGTTGGTGAATAGTTTTTGTGAAACTGTTAACCCATTAACATCATGAATAAAAAGGGAAAATTGCAAAAGGTGAACAGGTGAAGGGTTAAAATGCAAAAATTTTATTTTATTGCTGTGAGGTAAAGCCTGTGACAACGAAGCACGCCAAAAAACCACAATCTCACGCCCTTGATTTGACAGAACACTGGCTGAGGGTGGCGATAAAAATCATCGACCGCAACGCCGGGGAAGGATACGCGAAAGCACATCCCGAACTGATAAGCGCATTCATGACCACGACGGCGGCAAACTTTGCCACGCTGACAGAACGGGAGATTGCCGAAGCGGAACAGGTGACAACCATCAACGTTAAAACCGGAGAGCAGACAGCATGACAGCACAGATAGCGGCTTACGGGCGGCTGGTGGCTGACCCGCAGTTAAAGACCACCAGCAAGGGTACGCAAATGACGATGGCGAGTATGGCGGTTCCCCTGCCGTGCAGCCAGGCAGATGACGGAACGGCGACGATATGGTTATCCGTCCTGGCGTTTGGCAGACAGGCTGACGCACTGGCAAAGCACCAGAAAGGCGAGCTGGTGAGCGTGGCGGGTAACATGCAGGTAAGCCAGTGGACAGGCCAGAACGGAGAAACGCGGCAGGGCTGGCAGGTTATCGCAGACAGTGTAATCAGTGCCAGAACGGCGCGACCGGGCGGTAAAAAAGGCCAACAGGGGCAGGCCACTGATGCACTGAACAGGGCCAAACAACAGGCGGGGAATGATGATCCGTACGGGGATAACATACCGTTTTAAGCAACGAGTGACAGAAGCCGGAGCAATCCGGCTTTTTTGTAGGTACTCCTGGTGGGGGTGGCCTGTCCACGGGGCGGGCGGTTCGCGGAAAAAGGCGTATTTTTTGATTTTTATGTCACCATCACCACCAGTTTAAGTTATTGATATATGGCAAAATAAAAATTTTTAGTGTCGAATTAGGTTGTTTTTTGTTCGACGCCGGAACGTTCCCGAAAGCATTTACAAAAAACAGGCGCAAAAAAAAGCGCCCCGATGGTGCCACCGGAGGCGCTTTGTCAGCGACAAAGGATACTGCCACTACCGAAATGATGAGTCTTAATTGTGCTGGCGTGGCAATAATTAGTCAATTCTTTTGCTGGTATGACAAAAATCAGAAAACACATAATCTGATTTTTAGATAGAAAATGATTTATTTACCAGTTTTATCGATCAATAATGATGCCCGTTAATCATAACGGAGGCAGACTTATGCCAGAGAACAACAGCAGAAAACCGGATAAAAGTGCAACAGTGCACATAGACGCCGGAACTATGGAGAAGCTCGAACGCTATCAGCAGTTCATTAAAAGTCATCACCCTGGAATGCCAGTACCCACGAAAGGGCAGATTGCGAGAAGCGCGGTTGAATACTGGTACAGGGCAACGTTAGGAGCCTGGCTATGAAAACATGGTTTTCCATTAAGGCTATGGCTGATGTTGTACATGTACGCATTTATGACGAGATCGGCGGGTACGGTGTAAAAGCATCGGCACTTACTGACGAGATCAACGCGTGCGGTAATGTGCCTGAAATCCATCTTCGCATCCATTCACCTGGTGGCGACATCTTTGAAGGGCTGGCTATCTATAACGCCCTGAAAAATCATCCGGCAAAGAAAATTGTACACATTGAAGGCATGGCGGCTTCTATGGCCTCGTTTATTGCCATGTGTGGCGATCACATCGTTATGCCTGAAAACGCGATGATGATGATACATGCCCCCCGTGGTGTTACTGCCGGAGTGTCGGGCGACGTTCGCCGCTTTGCTGACCTGATGGACAAGCTGGGCGACACGATGGCGGAAACCTACGCCGGAAGAACGGGCAGGAGCAAACAGGAAATCACCGCCATGATGGAGGCGGAAACCTGGATGGATGGCAATGAGTGTAAGGCTAATGGCTTCGCAGATGAGGTTATACCCGCGATTACAGCAATGGCCAGAATTGAATCAAAACGAATCGGAGATTTTTCGAATATGCCGGAAAATATTAAAAGCATGATCAGCCAGAAAACTGGCAGCGGAGAACAGGAACGACTCAACGGGATACGTGAATTGTTTGGCACGTTCAATGGAAGATATAACGACCTGGCTATAAGTTGTCTTGCTGATTCAGGCTGTAGCGTTGAGGATGCACGCGAACGCCTTTTACTCACTATGGGTAAAGAATCGACACCGACAAACAAAACCACCCCCGCAAATCTTTACTACGCGTACACGGATAACGGCAACATAACCGGCGATGCAATGCGTCAGGGGCTTAATGCGCGTCTGGGACATGAACAGGCAGAACGCGGCAACCCTTACGCCATGATGAGCCTTTTCGATATGGCACAGGCATCATTAACCCATCGCGGCATAAGCACAGGCAGCTACAGCACACGCTCGCAGATAGTAAACGCGGCATTCACCCACAGCAGCAGCGATTTTACTTATATCCTTGCTGGTGGTGCTGAAAAATCCGTGAACACAGCGGCGAAACGTTCCGCCAGTGGACGAAAAAAGGTTCATTGTCAAACTTCCATGAGGCACGTCGTGTTGGCCTGAATGGCTTCTCTACATTAAACAAAGTGCCGGAAGGCGCGGAATATAAATACATCACCACCAGTGACCGTGGCGAACCAATCGCGCTGGCAACTTACGGAAATATTTTCAGCATTACCCGACAGGCGATTATTAACGATGACCTGAATCAGTTAACAGTTATCCCACAGGCAATGGGGCGAGCAGCCGCCAGAACGGTGGGTAATCTGGTTCATCTGGTGCTGACAGGAAACACAAAGCTTTCTGACGGTATACCGCTGTTCAGCAAAAAACACGGAAATGATATTGATAACGGAGTCAGCACTACAGGGCTTGGCATTGCACGCCGTGCAATGCGCACACAGAGGGATGAAAACGGTGAGGTGCTGAATATTGTGCCAAAATTCCTTCTTGTTCCTGCGGCTCTGGAAGACAGAGCGTTGCAAATGGTTAACTCAACCACGCCTTTCGGTGCCGATACAAACAGTGGTTCATATAACCCGTACCACAAACAACTGGATATTATTGTCGATCCCCGCCTTGATGAAGTCAGTGATAAGCAATGGTACATGCTTTCAGCACAGGGAACGGACACAATTGAGGTGGCTTATCTTGACGGTAATGACGAGCCTTACCTTGAGCAGCAGGAGGGCTTTATTGTTGACGGTGTGGCCTGGAAGGTCCGCATTGATGCTGGCGTTGCTGCTCTGGATTATCGCGGAATGGTCAGAGCGATTTCTTCATGAGAACAAGGCGGCAGCAGCCGCCTTTTTTGCGGGTCCTCCTGGTGGGGGGGGCCTGTCCACGGGGCGGGTCGGCGCGGAAAAAAGCGCATTTTTGTGGTTTTATCGTCATCATCATCATGTGTGTAACCTGTTGTTTTTAATGTAGTTGATGCAAAAAAGATGATGATTGTGGTTAATTTTTGTTCGACATCTTTTAGCGTGACAGATTCTTTACAAAAAATCTGAGCTTGTTTTCTTAACCAGCGCGATGGGGGCACAATGACAGAAGCCGAAATACTGGGATTAATCCGCCGCGTCGCCGGAATCAGCCAGCAGGTTGACGAACAGGCCATGCAACCGGACAGCGTGACCGCTGAAAATTATGCGCGTGTGGTGGATGAGGTAATGCGCCGTGACGGTATTGAGCTTAACGGCGTGGATATGCGCAACATACGAACCAGAGTTCTTGAGTTGCTGGCATACCGTCGCCGTTCTCAACAACGGAGGGAGAGCGCGAAAAATACTTACCAGTGGAGGAAGCCGGAGCACTTACGGCGGTAACTGGTTGATATTACCGAAAGTGCAAAAATGCACTTAGCAACTGGTGGCGAGTTGCAGATCTGCAACTCGACTATGAAACTACGGAAACTACCCGTAGTTTGGGTAGTAAGAGTAACACCCAGATTTTGGGGCTTACTCGCGATACCCAAATAAAGGGTATCGGTGGAAGAAATATCGTTTCTCATATGTGAGTACCGAGGGCGGAATTCCGCCTTCGGTTACTTATTGTGCGCATGCACAGGGAGGGGCGGGTCAAATCTCTGTACCCTGACGTCTTCCGGACTGCCAGCCCCATCGATTTTTTATACCCGCGAAAAATGAAAAACGCTTCACGCTGGTGGGCCTGATGCCGATAACTGGTTTCATGACTGATAGCCGGAAAATGATAACGATTAAAGCGTGTTGATCTTTGTTCGTGGTTGTTCGATATTGTTCGTGGAACGGTGTAGTTAATGGTGTAGTTAATTTTACTGTTTTTGACGAGCTTATTGTTTGCAACTCAATGAAAAATAAAGGCTAATAAGCCAAATGCTATAAATGATAGTTATCTATCATGTGGAGTAGATTGGTCAGGCAAATAAGCTCTTGTCAGCGGCAGGGCGTTCTGCCGATAACCGTAACCGAAGATGATAACTGACA